GAGCAGGATTATTAAGAGAAACTATCACTATACAGCAGCCTGTTATTGAAAAGGATGAATATGGATCAGGTAATAATAGTTGGAAAGATCTGATTAGAACAAGGGCACAGGTTACTTATAAATCTGGTGACAAAATCAATCAGAATAACGAAATTATAAATACCAACAACATCATTTTTACCATTAGATCATATCACCAGATAAGCGATACTTACAGGATTCTTTACAAGGGAAAGAAATACAGAATCCTGTTCATAAAAGTGGAATCCTATAACAAACAATCAATTACAATAACAGCGGAAATAATCAATGAATGACATAAAAGTCGATGACAGGCATTTACTTGAAATGTTTTCCAGCCTTTCTTCTAAGAAGATGAAAAATACTTACAAGTCAGCTTTAAGCAAGGCTGCTAGGATTCTTGTAAAACAAGCAAAGGATAATCTGAAAAAAGTTACTGCAAAGTTTAATTCCAAAACCACCAATCTCAAAAACGGTTGGCACATTAAAACAAAGAAGAACGGTCAAAAGAAGATAGCAAGTTTACAGGATGGTATAAAATACAGAATAGAAGACGGTGCTCAAAGTGCTAAGGTTCATATTATGGGTGATTTCCGATTGAAGTTCTTTGAGAAAGGAACCAAAGAAAGAATACTTAAAAAGAATGGAGCCAAAAGAGGTAAGATAAATGGTTCTTATTTCTTTAAGTCCGCACAACAGGATAAAGAGCAGGAAATATTCAGCAATATAGAAAGGCTGATCAGCGAATCTATTCAAAGAACCGCAAACAGAAATAACTAAATGAGTTTACAAATAGGAAAAGTTATCTATTCCTTACTTAATGCCAATGAGAATTTGGTAGCAAAAACGGGCAATAAGATTTTTCCTTTGATCTCTGAAATTGATACCACATTCCCCTTCATCATTTATAAAAGAACCAGCGTAACACCGATTTACACGAAAGATTATCTGACAGAAGACGAACTTACGGTGGAAGTGGTGGTGGCTTCTGATAAATATAATGAAGCAGTGGAAATAGCAGATTTAGTAAGAGATTCTTTAGAAGGGAAAAAAGGTACATATTCTGATTTAACCATTAAGAGTATCAGAATGAAAGAAGCAGATGAAGACTACACACAAGATACATTTATTCAAAATCTAAATTTTATTATTAAAGTATATGGCAAACGTAATTAATGGTAGTGATTTGATGTTATTTATTAATGGCAAGAGCTTGGCTTTTGCCACTTCACATAAACTATCAATCAGTGCAGATACAACAGAAACAAGCAGCAAAGATTCTTCTGGAAGTTGGACAACTAAGAAAGTAAAGAAACTTTCTTGGACAGCGTCTACAGAAAACCTCTATTCAGAGGATGGAGCTGGAGATAATTTTGATGACCTCTTTGATTTGATGATCGCTAAAGCAGAAATTTCAGCAGTATTTACAATAAAGAGTGATACGACAGAGGATGTCCCCACAACAGGATGGGCGACTACAGCAGGAAAAGGTTATACGGGAAAAGTAATCATCACTTCATTGGAAGCAAATGCGCCCAACGATGAGAATGCTACTTATACCGCATCTTTTGAGGGAGTAGGTGCTTTGGCTCCAGTGGTCAAAGCCTAATAGATTTGCCCTTTATGCTTAGGCATAAGGGGCATTTATTTTTAATACACAAAACAGACTATGACAATACAAATACAAGAAGAAAGTTATTCTATCAAATATACCTTAAGAGCCTTATTCATTTATGAAAAGATCACAGGAAAAACCTTTAAAATGGAAACCTCATTAGATCAATATATCTTTTTCTACTGTTTGGCTTTAGCTAACAATCCAGATAAGCCCTTAACGTTTGAAACGTTCATTAATGCCTGTGACAACAGCCCTAAGATTGTAGCAGATTTTCAGAAATTACTTATGGATGAAATGCAGCAACAGGCAGCATTTATGAAAGACGAACAGGGAGAGATAAAAAAAAAGAAATAAGTATCAGTGATCTTTACTGTCTGCTGGTGATTGAAAACGGCTTTGATCCTGAATACGTGCTGGACAAAATGCAGATGTATGAAGTAAGGGCTGTACTTGAAAATCTCTTTAGACGAAATAAAGACGGATGGGAACAAGTCAGATTCATAGCCTATCTGATTGCACAGGTAAACAGCACTAAAAAGATCAAGCCTTCCGATATACTAAAATTCGCTTGGGATGATGCTTCTACAGAAGATTCCAATACTCACATCTCAGAAGAAGATATAGCCAGACTAAAGGAAAAATCCAATAAACTAATCAATACACAGAACACATAATATGGCAGATTTAGTAACTAGACTACTATTAAACAGCACACAATTTGACAGCAATATAACAAAATCAACAGCAGAGATAAAACAATTTAAAGGCGTAGCAGAATCAGCAGGTAAGAATGTCGGTACAGTATTAGGTTCCGCAGGTTTTGGCGGTTTATTAAAGTTCGGAAGCATTGCAGGGATACTAACAACCGTAGGCGGTGCAATGCAAGAATCAGTAGAAGGAGCTGCTGAGTTTGAAAAGTCATTATCAGGACTGCACGCTTTAACGGGAATGACTGGAAACGATTTGGAATACCTTAAAAAATCAGCTATAGAATTAAGCTCCACCACTACACAATCGGCATCCGATATAGTAGACGCTTATACGCTTATCGGTAGCCAAATGGCTGAATTATTACAACACAAGGAATCTCTTACAGCCGTAGCCAAAGCGGCAATCACATTGGCAGAAGCCGCAGGAATGGCTGTGCCAGATGCCGCAAAAGCATTGACAACCTCCTTAAACCAGATGGGACAAGGAGCAGGACACGCAAACGAGTATATTAATATATTGGCAGAAGCCAGTAAAGAAGGTTCAGCCGAAATTCCTTATTTAGCGTCTGCATTGGAAAAGTCTGGTGGTGCTGCATCATCAGTAGGAGTAAAATTTAATGAGTTGGTCGGTAGTATAGAAGCCATTGCTCCTAAAATATCAGAAGCCAGCGAAGCAGGCACTAACCTTAGAAATATATTCCTTACATTAGAATCTTCCACCGACCAGAAATTAAAGCCGTCTGTGGTCGGATTTACACAGGCTTTACAGAACCTGTCAGCGATGGGATTGAATGCTACAGGTATGACACAGATGTTCGGTAAAGAAAACGTAACAGCAGCTTTAGCCCTAGTAAATGCAAAGGATACAGCCATACAGCTTTCTAAGTCAATTATTGGAACCTCTACAGCAGAAGAACAGGCAATGATCAATACCGACAATTTTAAAGGTTCTGTAGAAAAATTAAGTAATTCGTGGAAAAGTTTTTTGTTGGACATAAATAGTTCAAACGGTCTTCTAAAAACGGTTATAGATAATTTGAATGTCTTTGTTCATTTTATGGATGAAATATACAAAGGGAATTGGAAAGATTTGAATTTTGATTTGAATAGTTATGCCAATAGTTCCGCATCAGAATATTTACAAAGGGAAGAAAAAACAATTATCAATGTCCATAAGCAATATGATTCTTTAGTTGCCGGATTTGTCAAAGGTGGAAAGACACAACGACAAGCGTTAAAGGCTGCTTATAATGAAATGATGAATGTATATAAGAATCCTAAGATGCTTGTAACACCCAATGCAAAAATACGGAAAACAGAAATAAGTAAATATTCCAATGAACAATATCAAAAGCTCTATGAAGATGCACATCCTAAAGTAACTATTCAGACAGGAAACAATGGCACATCATCCACTAAAAGCAATAAAAAAGTTGCAAAAACGATAGAGGAGGAATACGATGATGCCCTGAAAAAATTGGAAGCAAAGAAACAGCTAAAGATAAAAGCAGGATTGAATACGGATGCCATAGATGCCCAAATAGAAAAGACGCAAGCGAAGTTAGATAAATTCAAACTTAAAATGATTGATGATTCTTCTTATGAAGGTTTGAAGAAAAAACTATCACAGCTTCAGGAAATACAGACTAGAGTAAAAACAAAAGTGGATTGGAATAATTTACAGGCTCAAATAGACAAGGTTCAAAGTAAAATCTCTGAGATAGACGGTACTGTCTTTATAAAGCTGGAAAAAGGTTCAGAAGCGGATTTGAAACAACAACTTTCAGATGTGGAATCACAGATGGAAAATACTGATAGTATTTCAGTAAAAATGCAATTATCCGTTAAGAAAGAAGACTTGAAAGATCAGTTGAAGAATACGGATCAATTGATGGAACCCATATCTAAGCCAGTAAAGAAGAGTGTGGATACCACTTTCAACTATTCCAATACAAAGTCTGCAAATTTAAAAGAAGAATATGAAGCAGAAAAAGACTACCTCAAATCAATGTCTGAATACAATAAAGAGGCAGGTTCAAAATTTAAATATTCCAATGAAGCCATAGAGAAGCAAACAAATTTGGTACAGGATTTAGACAAGCAATGGAAATCCTCAAAATTGACGGAAGAAGTGAAGAAATATCAAACTGAAGTTGATAATCTGAAATATGAATCCATTGTTAGTAGTGTGTCAACCTTATCAAGTGTAGCTAATTCTTGGAAGTCTTTAGGTGAAACATTAAGTGGAGATGCAGATGGTTTTGATAAAGTAACGGCTGTGATCAATGCAATGATTACGACATCCGATGGAATAAAAGGAATCATAGAATTATTTGATAATCTAACTAAAACGACCCAATTACTGACCACTGCTAAGGCTGCACAAACTACAGTAGATGCAACCAATACAGCCACACAGGTAG